CTGAAAAGTGTTGACTTATACATAAATATTATGTATAATAAAGGCAGTTAAAGGAAACGGCAAAAAAGAAAAGGAGATATGAGTCATGAAAAAAGAATTTTGGGAAAGAGTAAAAAGAGAGAGGATTGTTGACACGAAAAAATATAGATATGTATTAGATACAGACATAAGATTGGAACGGCCTTTAATAAAAAGGCTACCAATTGAAGACCTTGACACGACCGCAGCAATTGACGGGTGGGAAGTTGTAAAGGAGCTTTGAAAATGAAATATAGAACAAAAAAGGCTTGCTTGGATTGTGGCAAGTCTTTTTATGGTAGTGCGGATAAGTTGTATTGTGACGAATGCGCGAAAAAAAGAAAGTCTAATGTAATGAGAACCAGAGTGTGCCGGATGTGCGGTAAAGAGTTTCCCGGAGGTCCTAGAGCTTTTTATTGTCCAGATTGTAGAGTTATACGCACCAGAGAAACACAAAAAAGATTTAGGCAAGGAAAAACAGCTAAAAGAAAACTTGGGAGTGTCGATAAGTGCGAGCTGTGTGGCAATGAATACATTGTAACGGCAGGCAGACAAAAATATTGTTCGGAAAAATGCCAACACGAAGCAGGCTTATTATTGCAAAAAGAATATAAGAGTGCTTATAATAAAGAGACAGAGCAAACAAAAAAGAAAGCGGAAAAGAACAGCAAAAAACAAAAAATTTGTGAGTATTGCGGTAAAAAATTTCACTCCAAAGTTGCAAACAATACTTGTAGTGATTACTGCCGGCGCAAACAATCACAAATTAGAAATGCAAGGGCACGGATTAACAGAGGCGAGAAAACAAATCTTGACACTTTGTTAAAAGAGAGAGAAGAGTATAGAAACAAAGTAAACGATAATAAAGGAGGCGCGCGGATGAATGTAAAAAATCAGTATGGGAAAGAAGTAAATTTTGATGAAGCACTAAAATTAATGGATGCGGATTTAAGAGAAAATGTAGCGTATGAATTGAGTCTTTCGTCTGATCAAGAATTTTTTGACAAATACGCCGAAGCACATAAGAAAAAATTCGGGACAACTTGGGAACCAGATCAAGAATAAAAAGAGTGTAAACAAAGGCACTTCCTACCATGGTATAATTATCTTAGATAATAACCATAGTCGGGAGGTGCCTTTTTTGATTGTAAATAAACTAAAGAATTGCTGTGATGATTGTGTATACTGCGAGATCGTGACAGAGACAAAGAGAAGAGCAATACCAGAAAGAGGTGCAGAATGGAAGATAGAAGTATATGCTGTGCTGAATATATGTATCTACTAGGAAGTAATACAAAGAACTACTATATGTGTAACGTAGGCAAGTATGACAGAATAGACAACGCATATCTATGCACCTGCGACAAATATAAAAGCAGGAATCCAAACACAAAAGAATATAAGAGATAATAACAGATCGTTAGAGGTGGCAAATTTCGTTGCAACCACGCACCCTATGGGTTAAAAGAGATGCAAGAGATGTGACGCTTGCCTAACGGTCTGTTTAAATATATATAAACCTAGAAAGGATGTGAGAAGATGAATCTAAATAGAATTATGAGAAAACTACAAAGAGCAATAGTATCAAACGGATTTGTAATAAGCTTAGACACAACACAATTCTATTCAGAGGACCAGAAACGAATGATAACAATGTACATCCTGTCTATAAAAGCATATGAGAATACAAGAAAAGGTTGGAAAGATACACGGTATGAGATACTAAGAACCGCTTCACAGGTCGATATAATTAAATGCTTGTCTGACATATGGGCAAGCATACGAGAAAGGAATGGGAAAATAAATGCGGAATAAACTTACACAGAAGCAAAGAACATTTGCTCATGCATGGATTAAAAACGGTGGGAATGATTATCAAGCCGCTATCGAAGCAGGATATTCCCCTGCAACAGCGAAGAACGCAAAAAAGAACATCATTGAAAAGCATGGAGTGAAAGAATATATAGCAGAACTACAAGCCAAAACAGACAAAGAAAATGGCTATGATATTATGAGTCTTGCAGACATACAGCGAAGACGGTCAATGATCGCCACTGGTGCGTTGCAAGATTCTTTTGGATTTACGCCAGACTTTCCAGATCAGTTAAAAGCCATGAACGACTTAGAAAAGGCTTTGACAGTGCAGGCAAAGGAAGAGGAAGAGAAGAAAGCAAGAGAAGAAGCATTAAGAAATAAAACGTACCACATGGACCTTGATATAATCCCCGATGTGTTCCACCCGATGATAAGGGATGTTAGGAATCATGGACATACAGAATATGTATTGCCGGGAGGACGTGGCTCTGGTAAATCCTCAACAATCCCCAATATCATTACAGAGCTAATGAGAAACAACCATGACATCCATTGCCTTGTTGTGAGAAAAGTATATAACACTGTAAAGGATTCTGTATATGCTAAAACCAAATGGGCAATAACAAAGCAGGAGTTCTCGGAAAAAGATTATAAATATACAAGCTCTCCTTATGAAATTACGATGAGAGACACAGGACAAAAGATATTCTTTCGTGGTGCTGATGATAAAGAAAAAATCAAGTCAATAGCACCAGAGTTTGGATATATAGGAATTGTCTGGTTTGAAGAATTAGACCAGTTCGCAGGACCCGAAGAGATCAGAAATATTGAGCAGTCCGCTATTCGTGGTGGAGATTTAGCATGGATATTTAAGAGCTTTAACCCACCGAAGAGTGCTAACAACTGGGCAAATCAGTATTTGCAAGAGCCAAAGGAAAACAGGCTCATTACAAGAAGTACATATCTGGACGTGCCGAAAGAGTGGCTAGGACAGCCATTTATTGACGAAGCAGAGCATTTAAAAGCAATTAGACCAGAAGCGTATGAACATGAATATTTGGGTATTGCTAACGGTAACGGTGGGGCAGTCTTTGAGTATGTAGAAGTAAGAGAGATTACAGACGAAGAAATAGCACAGATGGACCGTATATATCAAGGTGTTGACTGGGGATGGTATCCAGATAAATACGCATTTACGAGGACATACTACGATGCGGCAAGAGAAACAATCTATCTTATAGACGAGCATTGTGTAAACAAGCGGTCAAACGAGCAAACAGCCGACTGGATAAAGAAAAAAGGCTATAACGATTATGCGATCGTTTGTGATAGTGCAGAGCCTAAATCTGTAGAGGACTATAGGAACTTAGGACTTGTAGCACAGGCAGCAGTTAAGGGACCAGGGTCAGTCGAATATGGTATGAAATGGCTACAACGTAGGAAAATTGTGATTGACCCACGGAGAACACCATACGCATACAAAGAAATTACAACGTATGAGTATGATAGAGACAAAGACGGTAACATAATAAGCGGATACCCAGACAGAGACAATCATGCTATTGATTCGTTGAGATACGCATACAACAGAGTGATCATGAGGAGAGGAGAGAACGCATAATGATGATAAATCTAAAAGATGTAACTTGTATACAAATTGGAAATGTAATGTTAGGCATCAAGGATATAGAAAAAATATCTATCCATGATGGTGGGGTTTGGCTTACGATTAATGGAGATTTGATACAAGGAGATATAGAAACAAAAATCGGAAACGTTAAACTGATAGCGGTGGAATAGATGGGTATAATAAGCAGAATGAAAGAGATATTAAGTGCCCTTTTTAGACAAAGGGCAAGAGAAGAATTTAAAATAGACACTGCGACTAGCCCAGAGATGCAGAGGGCAATTGAAAAATGTGCATACATCTATAAGGGTAGTCCGTACTGGTTAGACAAGGACGAGCATATAAAGACTATCAACTTCGCAAAAGCTGTATGCAGTGAGACAGCACGCCTTGCTACACTTGCAATAGGCATAGAGATAGATGGCAGTGCAAGAGCTAATTGGTTGCAGGAGCAGATAGACAAAGAACTAGAACAGGTACGACATCACGTAGAATATGGCTGCGCATACGGTACAGTAGTATTAAAGCCTAACGGCTCAAGTGTGGACTTGATCACGCCAGAAAACTTTATTGTAACAGACGAAAGCAATGGAGAGATTCAAGGCATTGTGTTTGTACATAGAGAAATTTCTAGTGATGGCAGGACATACTACACCAAACTAGAATATCATAGGTACATCGAGGACGTGTATCAGATTACAAATCGTTGCTATGCTTCTAAGGATGCCAACGATACAGGAAAGCCAATTGACATAGACGAGACACCTTGGCGTGGAGAACTAGAAGATGTAGGACTTGCAAATCTGAACGGACAACGCCTGTATGCAGTTCTTAGGACTCCGCAGGCGAACAATGTAGACTTGCATTGTAGTTTAGGATTGCCTATTTTTTACGAAGCAATAGAAGAGCTAAAAGATTTAGACACTGCATACAGCAGGAACGCAACAGAGATATTCGACAGCCGAAGAATGTTGCTGCTAGACTCCGACAAGTTAATGGAGACTGGTACAAGGGTAAACAATACTCAAGATGGATTTGAGAGAAGCAAGAAGCGGTTGAGATTACCAGAGTACGTCAAGAACGTAAACAGCTCAGACATTAAAGGATTCTATCAAGAGGTAAATCCAAGTCTCAATACAGATACACGATTGACAGGAATCAATGCCCTACTGTCTCAGATTGGGTATAAATGCGGATTCTCTAACGGATACTTTGTGTTTAATGAAACGACAGGGATTCAGACAGCCACAGGCGTAGAAGCAGAGCAACAGAGAACGATACAGTTTATTAAGGACGTGAGGGACAAGCTACAGTTTTGCATGGATGATTTGATTGCAGCACTTAATATCTTTGCTGATCTGTACCAATTAGCACCAAGTGGACCGTATGAGACTTACTATGACTTTGGAGACATAACATACAATGAGGACGAGGACCGTTCTCGTTGGTATAGCTATGTTGTAAGCGGTAAGATTCCTTTCTGGTACTATTTAACAAAATTCGAGGGATTCAGCGAAGAAGATGCAAAAGCATTAGAAGCAGAAGCACAGCCAAAAGAACCCGACTTATTTGGTGCAGATGGAGAGGAGTAGAACATGGGCAAAAGTAGAGTAGAAAAATATCTTGCATACCTTAGTGGCGAAGATGTAAAACTACCCGAACCATTTACAAAACAAGAAAAGCTGTTGTACAACATCTGCAAAAAGGGAGTTACAGGCAGTACAGAAACAGACAAAACATTAACGCAAGAGGGCAAGCCTGCGGATGCGGCAGCAGTTGGGAAAATGCTAGATGTGGCACTAATGGCAAAAGACCCCGAAGAATAGGCAGGTGGGATTATGTTAACACCTACCTATCTCTGGTATGTGCCAGAGAAAGCAGAGAAGCAGGCGGAAGAACTGCATAACAAAATTGTATCTGTAATCATCGAACGAATGATGATAAGGCTAGGACGTGGCGAAGATTACCTTTTTACTCCTATTGACAAGTGGCAAATGGATGTATTGCAGGATGCAGGGTATATCTTGCAGGCGGTACAGAAAGAGATTGCACAAACAACAAAGATAAGCATTGATACAATCGCACAAACAATGAAAGAAGCAGGTATAAAGGCTATAGAGTGGGATGATGCAGTGTATAAAAAGGCAGGTCTTGAACCAAAACCACTCGGGGAAAGTCCTTATCTACAACGATTGTTGCAGAGGAATTATGAAAAGACCAAGGGAGAGATGCATAACTACACTGGTACGATGCCGAACGCCTGCCACGACAACTACATAGATGCAGTGGATAAGGCATATAACCAGACAGCAAGTGGTACAACGAGCTACACAGAAGCTGTCAAAGAAGCTGTTAACGACATTATAGACAAGGGTGCAGACGTAACGTATCCTAGCGGTCGCAGAGACAGCATAGAGACAGCCACAGCAAGAGCAGTCCGTACTGGTGTAAGTCAGATGGCGGCAGATATTACAGACGCACGTATGGACGAGATGGACTGGGATATTATCCTAACATCTGCCCATCTGGGAGCCAGAATTGGGAACGGTGGGGACAATTTGACCAATCACTTCTGGTGGCAAGGCAAGTTTTACAGTAAAAGCGGTAATGACCCAAGATTTCCGCCTTTTTCGGTCTGCGGTATGGGAAACGTGCAGGGAATCCATGGGGCGAACTGCCGACACTCCCACGGACCAGGGGATGGAATAAATAATCCGTTCGAGGACTTTGACAGCGAAGAGAATCGCAAGGAATACGAGAAGAGAAAACGACAGCGAGAGCTTGAAAGACGTATTAGAAAGACGAAACGGCAGTTAATCGGCATGAAAACGGCTGTGGATAATGCAAAGGACGAAGCCTTAAAGCATGAACTTGACATGGAGTATCAGAAAAAGGCTGCACTATTGCAGAAGCAGAATCAAGCTTATAAAGATTACTGCAAGCAGAACAATCTTAAGACACAAAACGAAAGACTCAACACCGCAGGATGGGACAGAAGTCAAGCATCATCCGCTATAGGTGCAGCGACTAGGTATAATAACGCACGAGGTAAATAATTTGGAAACTATTAATCAATTCATGGTTGCGTGTGGGTGGATTATAACCATTGGTGGAGCTGTAGGCGTATTGTATAAAGCCTATAAGCATTACAAGAAGCCTACGGACGATTTAGAGCAACGTATAACGTCAATTGAGACAGACATTAAAGACATTAAGCAGAAGCTTAACAGTGACTACAACGCAATTAACAGCCAACAGGACGATGTTAATTTAGTCATGAAAAGTATGTTTAATTTGATTGAGAACAAAATCACAGGGAACAACATCGAGGGTCTAAAAAAAACCCGAGACGAGTTAATAAACGCACTGACAACACACGAGAAGTAAAGGAGAATAAGAATGATAATTAACGGTATGTCATTTTCAGAAGCATTTAAAGCAATGAAAGCAGGAGTAAAAGTCAAACTTCCATCTTGGGGAGGATATTGGTTTTGGGATGCAGAAAAAGAAACTATCATGATACAGTGCAGAGATAAAGACAACGGAGAAAAGGGAGATTTATTAGATATTAGAGATACAAAAATGGTGGAATACACACTAAACAATATCTTATCTAATGAATGGTTGATTGCAGAATAAGGAGTGAAAGTATGGCTAAATATGTAAAGAAGCCTGTTGAGATAGAAGCAATCACGTTTGATGAGCTTATGAGAATCGGAGCAGAGAACGCTGATACTGTGGTTAACGGTATGCCTGTTAAGTTTACATACAATGGTTATGCCATTAGACAATATGACAGCAATTCTTACACTATCCCAACACTAGAGGGAGATTTTCTCATGACAAAAGATGATATGCTTATCACTGGCGTAAATGGAGAAATCTATCCATGCAAGAAAGAAATTTTTGAAAAAACTTATGAAAAGTGTATTGAAAAATCCATAGTATAGCATTTACAATAATACTTGTAACAAATAATAGTTGTTGTTGAATAAATCATTTTTTACTTGCTAGTATGTGATTTGTTTCGAAAATTTTTCATGTTACAACCCTTTTTCTTATTGATTTTATAAAGTATAATACGGCAGGACTTCTCACGAGGTCCGTGGAAACATAGTTCAGTTGGTTAGAGCATCCACCTCATAAGTGGACAGTCACAGGTTCGAATCCTGTTGTTTCCATTAGCCACAAAAGTGGCGATCAATAGCATTTATTTTCTGACCCTTTATTGGTAGAGTTGTAATTTTTTCATACTCCTCCAAAAAACGTTGAAGCATCATGTTGTTGCATGGTGCTTTTTTCGTAAAAAAATTAGTAAAATGAGTAGAAAAAAAGAGCCTCAGTATCTTACAATAAAAGAGTAGATTGTTTTGATGCTCATGTGATTCAATCGACTAACCTCCTCACATAAGTTTTAAGAGAGAGTTAGAGGCTCAAGAGTGGTTCAAGTCCGCTCTTCTCTTTTACCTTGGCTTAGGTTTATAAGCCTTAATCCATTACCGCAGACGAGCGGTATACAAATATCGTAGGAGGATATATATGCAGAATTACGAAAAGATTTTAGAAGATTTAGGAATCGAAATCCCAGAAGATAAAAAAGCGGATTTAAAAAAGAAAATGTCTGAAAACTACAAGACTGTAGCTGACTACAATAAGCAGGTAGAGAAAAAAGATGAATACAAAACATCTTTAGACGATGTACAGTCGAGATTAGCCGAATTAGAGAAAGAAGATGTTGACGGTCTTAAAGATAAGGTTGCAACATTGAAGCAGGAACTTGCAGACGAAAAAGAAGCAAGAGCAAAAGAAGCTAAGCAGACAGAGTTAAGAGACAAGGTAAAAGATTTCTTATCCGATAAAAAATTTGTAAATGCAATCACAGAAGACTCTATCCGCTCCCAGATGATTCAGAAATTAGAAGAAGAGAATGGGAAAAATGCAGAAGATGTATTTAAAGAACTTACTACTAAAGATGGAAAACCAATTGAGAATATCTTAGTTGATGAAAATAAAGCACCAGATGTCAAAATTCCAAGCTTTACAACTAAGTTCAACAGCGGAGAGCGAAAAAAAGGAACACAGAAGTTAAGGGAAATGTCTTTGGATGATAGAATGAAACTTAAGGCAGAGGACCCAGACTACTATGCAACCTTATTAAATGACAGATAGATAATACCGACTCACAATATGGAAGTGAGCCGCTAACCTAAAATCCCTTAATAGTTGTAGGTAGATGGGACAAAGATAAGTCCTTATCTATTCTTATTTAGGGTAGAAAGGACTTTTTTTATGCCAAGAACAGGAAGATTTGGCGGTTTTGATTTTGACCCAGAGGTTTTTTCTGAGTTTATGTCAGAAAACCCAACATGGAACGATGCAATTATTGCATCTGGTGTGTTAGCACAGGACAATACAATCATGGATTTAATCGGAGAAAAAGGAAATATCGCAACAATTCCATTCTATACACCGATTGATGAACAGGACTCACAGGCTTTAAACAACGATGGAGAAACAGATAATACGCCTGTTGAAATTGCAGGAAAGAAACAGACTTGCATGTTAATTCAGAGAATGAAAGCTTGGAAAGCAAAAGACTTTACAAAAGAGTTAACAGGTGCCGACCCTATGACTCATGTTGCAAACTCTGTTGCAAGCTTTTATAAGCAGGTAAGAACACGTGACTTAATGACTACAGTTGATGCAGTTTTAAGTCTGTCTGGGATGGAAAATCACATTACAGACTTATCTTTAACTGGCGAGGGTGCTGTTGGAGATGTAAACAAAATTGACGATACGACACTTATCTTTGCACAGCAGAAAGCTTTAGGAGATTCCGCTGACAAGATGGGATTACTTGTATTAAACTCTTACATCTACGCAAAGTACAAAGCAATGGGACTTGTTGACTACAACAAATACACTATTGCTAACGCAGTAGAAAGAGAAGTAAATCTTCCTACAATCGGTGGATTTATCCCACTGGTAACAGATAGATTTACAGTTGATACAACAGGAACAAATCCAGTATACAAAACTTATATGCTTGGTACAGGTTCAGTGTTGACTTGCGATAAGACAAACTATGAAAACCCTTATTATACAGACTATGACCCAGAAACATCTGCCGGTATCGAAAAGCTGTATACAAAGCAGGGCTATGTATTACATCCTAACGGATTCTCAATCAATGCTAATAAGATTGCAAAAGAGTCTCCTACAAACGCAGAGTTAGGAGCTAAAGCAAACTGGTCTTTAGCATTTAACCAGAAGAATATCCGCATGGGTGTTATTAAATCCAACGGATAAAAGGAGTGTGATTTCATGGCATACATTGACTATGAATATTACAAAAACCTTTTTGGAGAGAAAGCTATCCCAGAACAGGACTTTAACCGTCTTGTCTGGGATTCTTGCAAGAAGATAGATAATGCCACGACTGGTGTTGACAATGTGAAGAAACTTAAGATTGCTTTTCCAAAAGATGAAGATGATGCAGAAGCAGTTAAAAGATGTGTTTGCGAACTTCTATCAATCACATATAAGATTGAACAGGCAGAAACGAGAGTTGAAGCATCACAGGGTTATATCACATTAGAAGATGGGACAGTGATGAGCAAGCAGGTAGCATCTAAGAGTGCAGGAAACGAGAGTATAAGCTATGTAACTTCCAGTAACGCAGGTACGGCTACATTGATAGATAAGTGTCTAGCGGATAAGGAAGCACAAAAGCAGTTATACTCTGACACAATAAGAGACTACTTATCGGGTGTCGCAGATGCCAACGGAGTAAGTCTACTGTATATGGGAATGTACCCAACGGAGTATTTATGAAAGATTGTAAAGTAAATGTTTTAGGAATTACATATAAAATCAGATTCAGACACGAGAACGAAGATGAAAAACTACAAGAATTGTCTGGTTATTGCGATTATTCAAATAAAACAATAGTCGTTGCAATTTTTGAAAAAAGTGTTGATTCTGTGAATAACATTGAATCGGTTCAAAAAAGTGTGCTTAGGCATGAGATTATGCACGCTTTCTTATATGAAAGTGGTTTAGATGGGCAGTCTTGCAACGTAGATTGTTGGGCAAAAAATGAAGAAATGATTGACTGGTTTGCTTTACAGTCTAAAAAGATTTTCAAAGCTTTTAAAAAAGCAGGGGCATTATAGACGGGGGGATACGATGTATAACGATACAATCACACTTTTTAATAGGTATGAAAGTAAATTTGGAGATACATGGTATCCCTCTATTTTGCATAATACGAACCTAAACATGGATAAAGCAAGCATCGTTGCAAAGTACGGTTCTGAATCACAGGACAATGCTGTATTAAACGTGCAGTATAGCCTAAAAAGTGGTCAAAAGATGGTAGGGAGTAAATTATGGCTACCGCCTAAAGAATGGTGTAAACAGACGAATGATAAGCTGTCAGAAGCACTTACATTTAGTTCTAAGGCGAATAGTTTTGATTTCTTTATCGTTGGCGAATGGGAGAATGAAGAACCGATTGCAGAGGATGATTATATTGACGGATTCTATGAAGAAATGAAACTTAAGTATGATTATGTCTTTGCAATAACTGGAAGTGCCTTTTACGACATAATCCAGCATTTTGAAGTAATGGCTAAGTAGGTGGTTATATGGCTAAGAAGAAATTAGGAAATGTTAATGTGAATACACAGAACTTGAGAGCTAATATCAGTCTGGCGAGATTCGATGAACAAATACAAAGTGCTCAATATTGGTTAGATAGTCAAGTTATGACTGATATGGTCCCATATATGCCACACGAAACAGGTACATTTATTAATACTACAAGGGCGAGAAGTGCTTCTTTAGCAGGAACAGGACTTGTTTGTGCAGGTACTGGACCGATGGGACGTTTCTTGTACTATGGTAAATGTATGGTTGACGAACTAACAGGTTCTCCATGGGCGAGAAAAGGTGCTAAGAAAGTATTAGTCACTGAATTTGCAGGACATACCAATGCAAAAGAAGACCTGTCCTATTCCAATCCAAAAGCAACTCCAAAATGGTTTGAAACAGCAAAGAAGAATCACGGCAAAGCATGGGTTACTCATGTTAAGAAGCAGGCAGGAGGAAGTTGATGGCAGAAGAAAAGAAACCAGTCAAGTACGACATTGATGGTTTTGACGTGATCACAACAGCATTGCAAGAACTGGTAAATCAATTCCCAGAATTAAGAGAGGGAGACGAAATTGCATTTTCTACATTAGATGATGCAAGTGGAAAAGCAATGTTCCCAGTAAGCGGTGCAGTGATTGAATCAGAAAAAGAGAGTATCACTGGTCACGTCACACAGGTTTGTTTGTATCCATTTTGTGTGATCTACCGTATAAGCGGTGCTAATGCAAAACGTAAGGCAGACACGAAAGAGTGGTTGGATAACCTTGGTAAATGGTTGGAAAAGCAAACAATCACAATTAAAAACAACACATATAAACTAGAAGAATATCCAGTGCTGACAGGCAATCGAAAGTTTTTAACGATTGACAGACAGACACCTGCATATTTGGACAGTATAAACGAAAACAAGTCTGAGAATTGGGCTATCAATATTTCTGCCCGATATCAAAACGACTTTGATAGATAAATTAACTATTAACTGGTCTACGACAGGATGTAGATCACTGACCTTGAAAAGATAAAGGAGAATCATAATGGCAGTTACAACAGGTAAAATTGACCGTAAGTATATGGCTCATTTCTTAGATGCAGGCTCTTTGTGCGGTGGTAAAACACCATCCTATGAACGTCTTGGAAAAGACTTAGAAGAGTACAATGTCGAACTTAATCCAGATACAGAAACAAGTAAAAATATTATCGGAGAATCTACATTCAAACACAACGGATATGAGGTTTCCTCAGAAGCCGATCCTTATTACGCAGAAGCTGACAGCACATTAAGCCAGAAGTTGCAGGAGATCATTGATAATCGTTACAAAGACGATAATCTGAAAACTACCGCAGTAGAAGTACACCTATGGAAAGAAGCATCAAGCGGAGCTTATGAAGCATACGCAGAAGATTGTTATATTGTTCCAACATCCTACGGTGGAGACACAAGTGGTTACCAGATTCCTTTCACAGTTAACTACGCAGGAAACCGCAGAAAAGGTACTTACAACGTAACATCTGGAACATTTTCAGAAAGTGCTACACAGGACTTAAAAGACAACAGCAAAGCAGTTTTATCATAACAAGGAGTGCAGGATATGGAAGAACTTAGACGAAAAGTCAAAACTGGGGCATTAAATGTAATTTTAACAAACGAAGATGATGAGGAAATCGGAAGATTCCCATTCAACCCAGTTGATTTAAATATCGTAAGAAGATACGAAGAAGTTGTTGCTAATTTGGAAAAGATGGAACTTCCAGAGGATGCTACAGAGCAGGATATCTTAGAACTGTCTGACAAATTAGAGGGGCAGATTGATTACTTGCTTAACTCTAAAGCTTCTAAGTCTGTATTTGCTATTTGCAATCCGCTAACTCTTACAGAAAGCGGAGATTTCTTCATCGAGAACATCATCGTGGAGATCGCAGATATTATTGAGCAGGTAACAGACCAGAGAATCAAAAAGAAACAGGCGAAAATTAAAAGGGCAACGTCTAAATATCACAAATAATGGAAGTTTGGGAACTTCCTACATCCATAGTAGTTGGTGGCATTAAGTACGATATTCGTACAGATTTTCGAGCAATTCTGGATATATTAAAGACTTTTAATGATCCAGAGTTTGAAAACGATGAAAAGTGGATTGTTTGCCTTACCATTTTATACGTTGATTTTGGAAATATGCCACCACAAGACTATGAAGAAGCTATTGAAAAAGCCATCGAATTTATTGACATGGGTATCAAAGATGATGGGAAGAAGCAACCTCATGTGATGGATTGGGAACATGATGCACCAGTTATCATCCCATCTGTTAACCGTGTACTTGGAAAAGAAATACGAGCTATGCAGTATTTACATTGGTGGACTTTTTTAGGAGCTTACATGGAAATTGGAGAGTCTTTGTTTTCGCAGATTCTTAGTGTTCGCATGAAGAAAGCCAAAGGAAAGAAACTGGAAGATTGGGAAAGAGAGTTCTACAAAGAAAATAAAACGCTTATTGACCTAGATGTTAAATATTCCGAAGAGGAATTAGAAGAACAGAAACGTTTGAACGATTTACTGAATGGGAAAGGGGCGTGATTGAATGGCTACACAAAAAGCGGATGGAAGTATTTATATCAAAACAGAGATTGATACAACCGAAGCAAAAGCAAGTGTGAAAGAAATTGCATCCCTTTTAAAACGTTTATCCAATCAAGTAAAAACCATTGGAAAATCAATGGAAAAAGCCATGAGTGGCGGTATAAAAGCACCAGATACAAAAGGTATGGATGTTGTCGAAGAAAAAGCAAAGACCGTGGCTGATGAACTGGAAAAGACCGCACAGGCAGAAAAGAAGCTAGAAAGCATAGATATTAAATCTAATGCACTAGATACGTTAGATAAAGCTATAGAAAGTACAGGACAGAAGCTTGCAGAGTTAGAAAAAGCACAGATGGATATATTTAACAGAAATCAGAGTGCTACTTCTTCCTTTGCATTTCAAGCAATGGAGAGTGCCGCTTATAAATTAGATCAGCAATATGAACAGTTGATTGCAAAAAAGAAGCAGTTGGAAACATCTACAACAGGAAACACTGGACTGCCTAAGACTGGAAAGCTGACAGGCGGAACAGGTCTGGCAAGTGAGGAAAGTGCTAACGCATTAGCTAAACTTAATGCAGAGATCACAGGCACAGAAACAAAGGTAGAACTGTTAAATAACAGCTTGGAGCAGACAGTACAGGCACAACAAAAGATAAGTGACAGCCTTATCAACACTACAGCTTATCAGATTCTTGAACAGACACTACAGCAGGTAGAAGCACAGTTTAATCAAGTGGCACAGACTCAGCAAGAGTTGTTTGCAAGAAATCAAAGTGTTACAAGTTCTCCTGCCTTTATGGCATTGGAGAGTGCGGCAGAGAAGTTAGGCAGGCAGTACGATTCACTGATTGCTAAGAAACATCAGTTAGAAAGCGGTGGTGGAACAGTACAAACACCTGCGATCAAGACAGCCCCTATGACTGGTACATATTCTGCCACGGCATCTAGTGCAAGTCAAAAAGCTTTGGATGCCTTAAACAAAGAAATAACACAGACAGATGCAAAAGAAAAAGAACTTGTTAACACAAATAGTAGGCTTGGTTCATCATTTAAGAATGTCAGTCAGTCTGCGGACAGTGCTAAGACAAAGACAGGCGGTATTTCATCTATCTTTAGTAGGATGGGTGGAGTCGTATCTGGACTTGGAAAACGTCTTGGTGGACTGGCACAGAACTTCACAAGCACAACAAACAGTGCTAATAATGCAAGATTTTCTATTGGTCGAATGGTCGGTATGAGTATATTATATTCTACCGTTTTTGGAATGATTTCTAAAGTTAACAGTGGAATCATGACAGGCATCAATAACCTTGCACAGTATTCGTCAGCTACTAATGCTTCGATATCTTCTATGATGTCAGCATTAACTCAGTTAAAAAACAGTTTGGCAACAGCATTTGCACCTATTTTGTCCGTAGTTGCACCTATATTAACGGCATTCATGAATATGTTATCGAAAGCGATCACGTATATAGGAATGTTTATAGCGGCACTGACAGGACAGAAATCTTTTACAAGAGCGAAAGCCGTACAAGAAGATTATGCGGCATCATTGAATAAAACATCCAGTGGTGCTAATAAGGCGGCAAAAGCCACAAAGAATAACGCAAATGCTACGAAAAAGGCAAATAAAGAGATACAGACATATCTTTCTGGACTGGATGAAATCCGACAGTATCAAAAAGAAAAAGATACCCCTAGTTCTTCTACACCATCCGCAGGCAGTGGCGGTGGTGGTGGCGGTGGTTACACTGGTCCATCCATTGGAGATATGTTTGAGAAAGTTCCTATTGAATCTTCTATTGCGGACATTGCTAAGAAAATTAAGAACCTCATAAAAAAAGAGGACTGGGAGGGACTTGGGACTTACATTGCATCTGGTATCAATAAAGGATTGCAAAAAATCTATGATGCCATCAATTGGGATAATGTAGGCCCGAAGATTACATATTTTGTGAACGCATTTACACGGACATTCAATAGTCTTGTTGATCACATAGACTGGGATTTAATGGGACGTACTGTGGGTGCAGGTATTAATACAATTGTCAACACACTGAATCTGTTGATAGAGGGAATCAATTGGAAAAATCTTGGTTTAAAAATTGCAACAGGTATCAACGGTTTATTCAATGAAGTGAATTGGAATAATGTAGGGCGGTTGTTTGCGAATAAAATAAATGTTCCGTTTCAAATGTTAGAGGGAGCTGTAAATACTCTTAACTGGGCAAAGATAGGAACGTCAATAAGTGGATTTTTGAATGGTGCGATCAACCAGATAGATGTTAAGTCTATTGGTACAAGCTTATCTGGATTAGCATTAGGAATATTAACAACATTAGATAATGCACTTACTACAACAAACTGGTCACAGCTTGGCACAAAATTAGCAACATTATTAACATCTATTGATTGGGTTGGAATATTTGTTAGTGCAATATCTGTTGCAGGAAAAGCAATCACGGCATTAACACAGCTTGGTGTGTCTTTTATGGATAACTTGGCAAAAGGTATCACAAATGGGACACAACAGTTTATTAGTAAGGGATTATCAGCATTGACGAGTTTTACTGCAAACTTAAGAAGCAATGCAGGAAAATTAGTAGATTCTGGTTTAAAGCTTATGTTAAATCTTGCAAAAGGTATAGCAAAAGCAATGCCAGACATCATCAAAAATGTACCACAGATTGTGATTAATATTGCAGGCGTTATTAACGATAATGCCCCTAAGATATTACTTGCAGGAGTACAGCTTATCGCAATCTTGCTCAAAGGTCTCATCCAGTCAATACCGACATTGATCGCAAACGTGCCAAAGATTGTGCAGGCAATCGTCAGTGTATTTACAGCTTATAATTGGCTATCACTTGGAAAAAGCCTCATCACAGGTATTAAAAACGGAATTATGAATGCAAAAAATACTGCGGTTGATGCTATGAAGAATACATACAATGGCTTGATTGATGCGATAAAGAATTTACCGTCTAAACTCAAAGGACTTGGAGAAAACGGAATTAAAGGGATAGGCAATGGAATTACTGGGAAATTGTCTGGACTTAAAACAACGGCAGGGAAAATATTGACCAATATCATAGAAGCGGTTAAAAATCTTCCTAAAGAATTATCAAAAAAAGCTACATCTGCGATAAGAGATATGAAAACTACATTTAAAAATGTCGATTGGGGCAGCGTTGGAATGAATGTAGTAAAAGGTATTGCAAAAGGTGTTGGAGATTTTGCATGGATTTTGGTTGATAAAATGACAGGTCTTGCACAAAAGGCGTGGGAGGGTGTGAAAGATTTCTTTGGAATCCATTCTCCATCAAGACTTATGAGAGATACGGTAGGTAAGATGATTCCTGCCGGTATTACAGTAGGTTTGGAAAAAGCTTTTCCAGATACACTCAAAACCCTTATGAATCAGTCTGAACAGTTGGCAAATGTACCGTTCAGAACACCAGAGATTGCTACAGGTAAGATAATACCTGCGAAAGCATCCGCAGTGATCGCACAAAAGCAGAACAGCACAAACAGTAACGATAATGACGTACTTAATTTACTTGAACAGCTATTATCTGTTACGAAGTCCTTAGAATCAGACAACAGCGGTAACAATGGTGGGGATTATCATTTCACAGCACAGATTAACCGCAGGACGTTGTTTGATGAATTTATCGAAGAAGCAAAACTAAGACAAATGAGTAATGGTAGAAATCCATTCAGCCTTGCGTAGAAAGGAGTAAAAAATGGCACAGGATTATATAAAAATCAATAATAAAAAAGTCTGGCAACCAGATTCAGACACAGCCGTAGCTTTTGAAACTACCTATACGCAAGGTAGCACGAGGGCACAGTCTGGTAAAGGAAAGTTTACCCCGATGTTCACAGTAGAGCGATTTACATACAGTGCATCGGATGTGCCAATGTCTAAGGTTACGGAAATATTAGAAATGGTGGCACGTGGTAAATCTTTTGATTTACATTATTTTTCTGTATTTTACGGAGAGTGGAGAACAGCAAAGTTTTATGTCGGACAGGTATCGGACATTAAGATAAAAACACTTAAAAATAACCATGAAAAAGTATCAAGTATATCTTTCAATATGCAGGGGGTTAACCCGATATGATAAATGTAAGTGATGAATTTAAACAGCTAATGACAGAACGACAAGATTTTAAATGCAATGCAGAAGTAACGCTTGCGAATGGAACTGTACTGCCATTAGGAGAAGATGATTTTTCAATAGATAATAATAGTCTGGTCGATGCGGCAGGTGCTAACACCATTCCTTTAGGTGTTGCACTCAGCCGTAATGTACAGTTAGAAATCATGAATGACGATGATCACTTATCCAATTATGACTTCTTCGGAGCAAAAATCAGACTGTATCTAACATTTGAATTATCAGAGACAACAGAAAAAATTGAATACGGTACATTTACTGTCACTCAACCAGAAACCTATGGAAGTGTTGTAACAATTGTTGGATACGATGATATGTATAAAGCAGATAAGGCATACAGCACAGCATTGACGTTTCCTGCGACAGCAAAGAGTGTATTGATAGATAGTTGTGATACCTGTGGTATCTTGATTGGAGACAGTAACTTTTTACATAACGATTTCCAAATACCAACCATGCCATCTAGCGAGTACACGCACAGACAGATTATAGGATTTATTGCAATGATTGCCTGCGGAAATGCAAGAATTGACCGCACAGGGCGATTGCAGATAATGACCTATGATTTTGATTATGATAATGAGAATATTCATAAATTGGTTGATTACAATAATCTGACAAGTGATACGAACGATGTGCAGGTAACAGGCGTTCGAACGACACAAAAGGTTACTACAACCGATGATGGCAATACAAGTGACACAGAAAAAACGGTACAAGTTGGTAAAGATGGTTATGTTTTATCTGTAGAGAACCCACTTGTAACAGGGCATGAAGAGACACTTATTTCGTGGATTTATGAAAAGTTTGAAAATGTGACTTTTAGAGCTTTTACGATGGACTATATATCTTATCCAATAGCAGAGTTTATGGATAAGATTAAAGTTACAGATTGGAGAGAAAATAGCTTCTATTCAGTATTAACAGATGTAAACTTTGTATTCTTCGGATATACAACATTAAAGAATAGTGCAGAATCTCCATTGCGTAACCAGAGCAACTACACATCAAGTAATCAAAAAGCGATCATACAAGGTAAACAGTTAGTTGAGCAGGAAAGAAACAACCGTCAAAATGCTTTAGATAAGATGCAAGAAGCATTAAAAAACAGTAATGGAATGTATGCAACGCAGGAAATACTGTTAGATGGTTCGACTATATATTACTTGCATGACAAACCAACATTAGTAGAATCAAAGAATGTTATTAAATTGACATCGGAAGTTATCGGATTCTCTATTGATGGTGGTAAGACATATCCTTACGGATTTACGATCACTGGGGAAATGGTAGCAAGATTGCTTTATACAGAGGGTATTAATGCAGATTATATCAACACTGGTGCATTAACTGTCAAAGATAAATCTGGAAATATCATCTTCTATGCAGACATGGAGACTGGTACTGTAAAGATTTCTGGGGATAACGTCACAATCGGTGGTAAATCAGCACCCGATGCGATCAGTGATGCAGTGAAAGAATCTAAGAACTATGCAGACGGTAAAGTATCAGACTTTGCAGAAACAGTTACAAAAAGTGTAGCTGATCTACAGAACCAGATTGACGGACAGATCGAGACGTTCTACTACGACTATGAGCCAACTCTAAAAAACATCCCTGCTTCTGACTGGACAACAGAAGATGATAAAAAGAAGCATGAGGGAGACTTGTTTTATTGGAAATCTAAAGGTTATGCCTACAGATTTTTCAAGGACGGAGATACATGGAAGTGGCAGTTAGTACAAGATACAGACGTTACAAAAGCATTGCAGACAGCATCTTTTGCACAGTCTACAGCAAACAGCAAATGCCGTGTATTTCTGACACAACCTACACCACCTTATGACACAGGGGATATGTGGAATCAAGGTCAAAACGGAGACATTCTTACATGCGTTGTAGCAAGAGCGGACGGTGCAAGCTATGTGGAAACCGACTGGCAGAAGCTTAACAAGTACACGGACGATGAGACAGCCAATAAGGCATTAGAAGAAGCAAGAAAATCTCGTGCAATGATTATCAATCTGGACAACGATTATCAAGCGATCACGACAGATTATAAGGGAGAGTACACATCATTTCCAGAGTGTCACACGACAGCACAGGTATTGTATGGACATACCGACATATCCAACGACTGTACTTACAATGTGCAGAAGTCAAGCGGTGTCGTAGGTTCTTGGAACAATTCAACTCACACCTACACTGTTACAGCATTAACAACAGATGTTGGATGGGTGGATATTACAGCAAATTACCTTAATACATATTCTGTTACGAAAAGATTTGACATTGCTAAATTAAAAGGCGGTATCCCCGGAGAAACAGGTGCTAAAGGAGATAAGGGAGAGACAGGTGCAAGCGGTAGAAGTATCACAGACTCAGAAACGACTTATCAAGCATCCAACAGCGGAACGGTAGCACCAACAGGAACATGGAGCAAAACACCACCAAACGTTGCAGAAAATCAGTATTTATGGACAAGAACCATATATACTTACTCTGACAATACCACAAGCACAACATATTCCATCGGTAAGATGGGAGCTAAAGGAGAACAGGGTGCAAAGGGAGAAACTGGTGCTACTGGACCGCAAGGGGAAAAGGGTGCCACTGGACCTCAAGGGCCACAGGGCGAACAGGGAATCCAAGGACCTAAGGGTGCTAGTGGAGATACAACATATTTTCACATTAAGTATAGTTCTGTGGCAAAACCCACAACAGCTTCTCAAATGACTGAAACCCCATCTACCTATATTGGAACATACGTGGACTTTACAGAAGCCGACTCAAGCGACCCATCTAAATATACATGGGCAAGATTCCAAGGATTGCAGGGAGAAAAAGGTACACAGGGTATCGCAGGTACTAACGGTATTGATGGAAAAACATCTTATCTTCACATCAAATACTCAAATGACGGTGGAAAAACCTTTACTTCCAATTCTGGCGAAACGGTAGGAGATTACATTGGTACTTGCACAGATTACAACCTAAACGATCCAACGACAGTAGCTTCTTATACTTGGGCGAAGATTAAAGGCGAACAGGGTATTCAAGGAGCTAAAGGGGATAAAGGAGAACAGGGTGTTGCAGGTAAAGACGGAACTGACGGTAAAAATGCAACGTATATTACTGTATCTGGTACTAATTATGATACGGTTCAAGGAATTAGTAAAAATGCATCATATGTTCTTATAAATGGAATTAAATATGATTTTATGCCAACTAGAGGACATACATTAGTAGTTATCAATCCATCCAGTGGTGCTATAGAAAGTATAAAAAGTTATGATACATATACGACAGCAAGTGCATTAGACAGCCCATTGAGTGCAGTAGCATCTGGAAAAATAATATGTTTGTTTACTGCGGATGCAAGCGGATTAACCCGAACCGCCAGAAACACATTAATAGAATGTGGTTCTGCAATGACCGACACTTGGGGAAGTTCTCGTGTTACTCATCTTTTTATCGGTATGAAAGGATTAGAAAAGGGCAATGCATATGAAATTATTGCAAAAGGAAGTGATGCTACAAAAAGTATTACCGCATATTATACTGCATCTGGAATAGTTCTTAATGGACAAGTTGGAGCGACTGGACCGCAGGGAGCTAAAGGAAATGACGGTGTATCTCCGACAGTATCAATTTCAAAAAGCGGTACAGTAACAACCATCACAATTACAGATAAAAATGGAACACATACACAGACTGTCAATGACGGAACGAATGGAACGGCAGGTAAGGCAGGTGCGGACGGTAAAACACCATATTTCCATGTTAAGTATAGTAACGATGGCGGTAAGACGTTCACTTCTAATTCGGGAGAGGACGTTGGAACATATATCGGAACTTGCACCGACTATAACCAAGCAGACCCTACAACGGTTGGTTCTTACACTTGGGCAAGAATCAAGGGAGATACTGGGGCGACAGGTGCTAAAGGGGATACTGGGGCAACAGGTCCGCAAGGTCCTCAAGGCGAGAAAGGTAATACTGGGGCTACTGGAAACGGTATAAAGTCAACAGCGATTACTTACCAAGTATCAAGTAGCGGTACAACAGTTCCAACAGGTACATGGTCAACAAATGTTCCAACAACAAGTGCAGGACAGTATCTATGGACAAGGATGATCACGACTTATACCAACAACAAGACAACAACTTCTTACTCTGTCAGCCGTAACGGAAGTAACGGAGCAAAAGGGGACAAGGGCGACCAAGGAAGTGCAGGAAGAACGTACTTCATGGAGACTTCTTCGAGTATCGTGAAAATGTCCGCAGATAACACAATTGTTCCGAACTACATTACATTGTCTGGTTATTATCGTGACGGTACAGCGACAGCACGTACAGCCTATAAATGTAGATTCAAGATTGAAGAAACAACAGACGGAGATACATACACGACAGTTTATACTTCATCATCAGACGAAACGGACATTACTCATGCACTGTACTCTGTATTGGCGAGTGGCACAAGTGGTATCACAGCAAGCGGTTCAAGCGGAATCGGTATCTCAAGAAACCTTACAGCATTGAGATGCACGATGTATGCAGCAGGTGGATTTACACAGGTATTGGATATTGAGACAATCCCAGTTGCAATAGACGTGGATGCACTGACTCACGAAGATATATTTAATCTGCTGACCAATGACGGAGCATGGCAAGGTATTTATCGTGGGTCTGACGGTAAGCTGTATATCAACTTTACGTACGCAAGAGGTGGGACATTAAACCTTGGTGGAAAAGCAAATACATATGGCAATGGACAAATGCATGTTTATGACGCAAACGATAATGAAATTGTTGACATAAACACGAAAGGGATAGTCGTAACGCATTATATATCAGGTATGGGAGAAAAGCCAATAGCATATGTGTGTATAACACCAGATGTGTTCGGTGGTATATATTTATCTGAAAACAAGGATGGAACTGGTGCATGTGCGATTTTATCCCCAGATGAGATTGTATTAAAAAATAACAGCAGTGGACCAATTACAGCACAGACAGACATAACAATGCATATGACGGATGAATCACTTTATCTTGGGTCGGTAAGTGAATATAAATTTCATTTTGGAAAAGAAAAATCAAGTTTTTATCAGCCAGTTACTATCGGCGGAAGTTTGTCTGTTGCAGGAACAAAAAACAGAATCATAGATACAGAAAATTACGATACAAGAAAGCAGTATTGTTACGAAACAGCAACCCCATATTTTGGGGATATAGGTTCTGGATGTACTGATAATACAGGAAAATGTTACATAGACATTGACGATATATTTTCAGAGACAGTAAACACAGGTGTTGAGTACCAAGTATTCTTGCAGAAAGAGGGGCAAGGCGATATATGGGTAGAAGAAAAGACCGATAGTTACTTTGTTGTAAAAGGTACTGAAAATCTTAAGTTCTCGTGGGAAATCAAAGCAATTCAGAAAGATTACGAATTTGAACGACTTGAAAAATTCGATAACTCAGAAAAAGAAGAAGTGATTGACTATGAGAAAGAATATATGGAAGAAATCAACGATTTGATTAAAGAACAGGAGGAAATGTTAAATGAAACAATTGAGTAGCTTTATGGTATTAAATATTGACGGTGGAGACAGAGTATCATACACATACAATGAAATTGACGATAACACAGGAGAACCATTGTCACAGAATAAAAAAGAAAATTTCTGGGTAGTAGATAAAGAACTTAAAAATCACATTGATGCTATCAGAAGCTACGTCAGAGAAAACAAGTTGAATTAAGGAGTGATGTTATGGCAATCAATATACCTTTAGTACATATATCGGATTTAACAGAGAAAAAGACAATATCAGATGATGATTACATGCTTACTGGTGGGAGTACCGCCAGTAAGGTTAAGTGGTCAACGATCGTGTCTCTGATAAAAACTAAATTAGGGATTGGAAATATAGAAGATAGTATAAGTAAAATACAATCAGATATTTCTACGTTAAATAGTGATTTAACAAATAGATCAAG